GAGTACATAATGGTGTGCGTTTTACTAAGAGGGAAGACTTTTCCCCGACTTTGTATGTGAAGTCAAAAGAACCCAGTGAGTTTAAGTCTCTATACGGAGAGGACTTACAACCTGTAGAATTTGCCAACAACAATGAAGCAAAAGAATTCGTTAAGACCTATGGTGAGGTAGATAACTTCCCGATCTATGGGCAGACTAATTATGGGTATCAATATATTACCCATACTTATCCTGGAGAAATCCTCTGGGATATTACTCAACTAAACATTCAGACGATCGATATTGAGACTTCTGCCGAACAGGGGTTTCCTGATGTTCAAAATCCCATCGAAGAAGTTCTCCTGATCACAGTCAAAAATCTTAATACTCGACAGATTATTACGTTCGGATGTGGTGATTTTGATGACAAGTGTGAGGAAGTCGAGAACCTTCGCACTCAAGGCAACAAGTTCTTGTATGTCAAGTGTGATAATGAGCGTGATCTCCTCGAGACGTTCCTTCGTTTCTACTCTGAGAATTATCCTGATATCATTACAGGTTGGAACTGCGACCTATTCGATATCGCGTATCTAATCTCTCGAGTTGAGCGGTTGTTCTGCTCCGAGGATGATACAACCATGAAGAAAAAGTTCTCTCCATGGGGACTTGTTCGTCGTAAGAACATGACGATTATGGGACGTGAGCATGTCTCGTATGATATCACTGGTGTTGCCATCATTGACTACATTGATCTCTACAAGAAGTTTACTTATATTCGTCGAGAGAGTTATAAACTTGACTACATCGGTGAGGTCGAGTTAGATCTCAAGAAAATGGAAAACCCATATGACTCTTTCCGAGAATTCTACACTAAGGACTGGCAGAAGTTCGTAGAGTATAACATTCGAGACGTTGAGATCGTTGATGCTCTTGAGCGTAAGATGAAGTTGATCGAACTGATTCTCACTATGGCATATGATGCCAAGTGTAATTTCAACGATGTGTTCTCTCAGGTTCGTACTTGGGATTGTATCATCTATAATCACCTCCACAATCAGAATATCCAGATCCCTCAGAAAAAGGAGAGTCGCGGACGACAGATTGAAGGTGCGTTTGTTCAGGAACCAAAACCTGGACAGTACGATTGGGTTGTTTCCTTTGATGCGACCTCTCTATATCCGTCAATCATCATGCAGTATAATCAGTCACCAGAAACCTTCGTTCAAGGTCATGTGAAAGAAACAACAGTCAACGGATTGCTCGAGGGTAAGTATGATCTTGGCGATTTACAGACTAATGACTGCACCATGACTGCAAATGGTTACTGTTATACCCGAGAAAAGCAGGGTAAGTTTCCTGAGATTGTTCAGAAATTCTTTGATGATCGTCAGAAATACAAGAAACTGATGATCGCTGCTGAAAAAGAATATGAAATTACAAAAGATGCTAGACTTAAGAATGACATCTCGAAGTATAATAACTTTCAGATGGCAAGAAAGATTCAGTTGAACTCACTATTCGGTGCGTTGGCAAATGAATATTTCCGTTACTATGATGCTCGTATTGCCGAGGGTATCACGATGACTGGTCAGTATATTATCCGAAAAGTTGGTGCGGCACTTGATGTTTATCTCAATAAGGTCGTAGGTACAAATGGACACAACTACTCTTTCTACAGTGATACTGATTCTTGTTATATTTCCTTGGACCCTCTTGTTCGTAAGTATTATGGTAATCTATCACGTGATAAACTCATTGATGTTCTCGATAAAATCTGCGAGGAGAAAATCACAGAGGCAATCAACCAGAGTTGTAATCAACTTGCAGACTACACAAACGCATTTCAAAAGAAAATTATATTCAAACGCGAGGCAATCGCGGAACGTGGTCTCTGGGTTGCGAAGAAAAGGTATGCGCTCAACGTCTACGATAACGAAGGTGTTCGATACAAAGAACCAAAACTCAAAGTCATGGGTCTCGAGATCGTTCGGTCGTCTACGCCAGCACCTGTCCGAGCAAGTCTCAAAGAAGCAGTAAGACTTGCGCTGACCACTGATGAGAAAACTTTACAGAGTTTTATTGAGCATACTCGCATGTTGTTCAACAAGTTTGAACCAGAGGAAATCGCATTTCCTCGTGGTGTAAATGGTCTTATGAAGTATACTTCTGGTGCAGATATCTATTCAAAGGGAACACCAATGCATGTTCGAGGTGCGTTGATGTATAACCATTTGTTGCGTAAGAATAAATTAGATAAGAAATATGAAGTAATCCAAGAAGGAGAAAAGATTAAGTTTCTCTACTTGAAAGAACCGAATCACATTCGTGAGAATTGTATTGCATTCATTGGAAAGATTCCAAAAGAGCTTGACATTCATCGTTATGTAGATTATAATACAATGTTCGAGAAGAGTTTCTTGGAACCAATTAAACAAATTATTGAAGGTCTTGGTTGGAAAACCGAAGTAACCGCATCATTGGAGGATTTATTTGCATGAGTGAGTTAATTGATAGAATTAAGAAGAACAGCACAATCAAGGAGACTAATGTTCTCTCTCAAAGTAAGTTGTTCAGTACGAAGGATCTAATTCAGACTGCAGTTCCTGCGCTGAATGTAGCACTTTCTGGTAAGTTAGACGGTGGTCTGACTCCAGGATTGACCATCTTTGCTGGTCCATCTAAGCACTTCAAGACAGCGTTTGCTATGATGCTTCTAAAGAGTTTCCTAGATAAGTATGACGATGGTGTTGTTCTGTTCTATGACTCGGAGTTTGGTGCGCCACAGTCTTACTTTGAGAACTTTGGTATTGATACCAACAAGATTATTCATACTCCGATCACTGACATCGAGCAGTTGAAGCATGATATTATGAAGCAAGTCAACGAACTTGAACGCAAGGATCGTGTCATGATTGTTGTTGACTCGGTTGGTAACTTGGCATCTAAGAAAGAAGTCGATGATGCTCTCGATGGTAAGTCGGTTGCTGATATGACTCGTGCCAAACAGATGAAGTCACTGTTCCGTATGATTACTCCGCACCTTACCATTAAGGATATTCCTATGGTCGTGGTCAATCATACTTACATGGAAATTGGCATGTTCCCGAAGGCGATTGTCTCTGGTGGTACTGGTATTTACTATTCCGCTGATAACATCTTCATCATTGGTCGCCAGCAAGAGAAGCAGGGAACCGAAGTAATTGGTTACAACTTTATTATCAACGTCGAGAAGTCTCGCTTCGTTCGAGAAAAGAGTAAGATCCCAATTGAAGTTACCTTTGAGGGTGGTATCAGTAAGTGGTCTGGTTTGCTTGACATGGCACTAGAATCAGGTCACGTGATTAAACCAAGTAATGGTTGGTATCAGCGAGTTGATGAGGAAAAGAAGTATCGTCTTGGTGATACTTACAACAAAGAATTCTGGATGCCCGTGTTGACTGATCCTACATTCGGTGCCTGGATTGAGTCGCGGTATCGCATGTCAGGTGGACAAATGATGGAGAATGAAAATGTGGCAATTTCTGATGACGATATTTCGGAAGACTACGAAAACGTGTGATCGCTGTGGATGTAGCATTCATCCAACAAAAGATGCTGCACTCTGCCTTCATGGTGAAGAAAATGGTACTCCATTTCAGACATACATTTGCGAACCGTGTTGTGTAAAAATTTGTAATGAACAAGAACCCGATTTTGAGGATATAAACATTGTTGAAGAAGATTGAGACAATAATTTTAAGTAAGATGTTCTCTGATGAAGAGTATACTCGCAAGATTATTCCATTCTTGCGTGATGAATATTTCCATGATAGTTCTGAACGCAAACTATTCAACTACATGAATGCGTTCATTGTCAAGTATAATTCTCTTCCAACGATTGAGGCAATTGAGATTGCCGCACAAAATGATACTACTGTAAATGAAAATGAGTTTAAGAATCTAAATGAGAAATTGACTCAACTGGATTCGGATCTCGAAGTTAATTCTAATTGGTTGCTTGAAGAAACTGAGAAGTTCTGTAAAGACAAAGCAGTCTATAATGCAATCATGAAGTCGATTCAGATTATAGATGGTAGTGATAAAGCACACTCGCAGGATGGTATCCCTTCTATTCTACAAGAAGCACTTGGGATTTGTTTTGATAATAATGTTGGGCATGATTACCTTCTCAATTCTGATGCTCGATTTGAATTCTACCATCGTAAAGAAAATAAACTGCCATTCGATCTTGAAATGTTCAATAAGATTACTGATGGTGGACTTCCCAATAAAACTCTAAACATCGCACTTGCTGGTACTGGTGTTGGTAAGTCTTTGTTTATGTGTCACATGGCAGCAGGAGCATTGGCGCAGGGTAAAAATGTTCTTTATATCACTCTAGAAATGAGTGAAGAAAAGATTGCCGAACGTATCGATGCAAACATGATGAACGTAAACATCGGTGAGTTGAAGGATCTTTCTAAGTCTATGTTTGACAATCGTATCGAGAAGATTCGAAACAAGACCGAGGGTAAGTTGATTGTCAAAGAATATCCTACTGCCAGTGCGCACGTTGGACATTTCAAGGCACTACTAAATGAGTTAATGTTGAAGCGAAACTTTGCTCCCGATATTGTGTTTGTCGATTATCTTAACATCTGTGCATCGAGCAGGTTCAAACCAGGAGCAGGTGTAAACTCTTATACATATGTGAAAGCGATTGCTGAAGAACTTCGTGGATTTGCAGTTGAGTTTGATCTTCCTGTTATGTCTGCCACCCAAACAACTCGTGGTGGTTATGCTAACAGCGATGTCGACATTACTGACACTTCCGAGTCTTTCGGTCTGCCAGCAACTGCTGACTTGATGTTTGCTCTAATCTCGACTGAAGAACTTGAGAAGATGGGGCAACTGATGGTCAAGCAGTTAAAAAATCGATACAATGATCCAGGACTAAATAAGAGGTTCATGGTTGGTATCGATCGTGGTAAGATGCGTCTGTATGATCTAGAAGAATCTGCCCAGAAGGGTATTATGGGTTCGGGTCAAGATGATCTGCCAGTGTTCGAGAAAACCACTATCGGTCAACGTCAACGAGATATGTCAAAGTTTAACTTCTAATGAATTTTATCGAATCATACCCTAATGCTCTAAGCATCGAAAAGTGTCAGCAAATCTGTGACACGATGGATGAAATTATCTCTCGTCCGGATCCAGGTACTGCCTGTATTCTGTCCGATGATTCTTCTCGAACAGACTGGAATATTTTTACTGGTAAATATGGATCTCTGAAACCATCAGAAGATTCTGTCATTGATGCTGTTCACGCTGGATGGAGACAATACAACAAACAGTATGGTGCTGCCAGTCGAGCATTCTTAGAACTCTTCAATCCTGGATGGAAGTTCCAGAAATCAGAAACTGGTGGTGGGTTCCACGCTTGGCATTCTGAACAAGGTTCTGGGAAAAATCGAGGCAGGTTTGGTGTTTGGATGTTGTATCTAAACACTGTAGAAGAAGGTGGAAAGACTGAGTTTAAACACCAAGATCTAGCAGTTAAACCAGAAGCAGGAACTTTACTTATTTGGCCAGCAGCATATACTCATTGTCATCGTGCAGCACGCGATCTTGTTGGGAATAAGTATATCGCTACTGGTTGGTTTGACTACCCAGAAAAGGTAGATGTTCGATAAAAAACACTTGACTTTTTATGAATGATAGAGTATAACTAATTATTGACTTGGTACCATAGCTCAGCTGGATAGAGCATGAGCCTTCTAAGCTCAGGGTCGTAGGTTCGAATCCTACTGGTATCGCCATTTTTTAAGGAATGAATATGACTGAAGTAACTAATGAAGAACTGAATCTCAAGTTGGTTGTTACGACCTCTCTTTGGGCAAACTCCGCGACTGATGATATGCCACTTTGGAAAACAGTTGGTGCCAAGGAATATGTAATTGCTCGATTCAATGGCGAACCAACTCTCGAAGAACTTGGTAAGGCATGTGAATCAAAACGTCACCTGATCGAAACTCATACTAAACAGTTCCACGAAACTCTTTCTGGTTGGCAACTGTATCTGGATCAGAATCTTACTCACAACGAGTATCTTCAATATAGTCTGACTGAGCAGGTTGAATTTCCTGCTATCGATCTGACCGAAATTGATGCTACTGAGGAACTTCAACAGATCGTTGGATGAACCAATTTACTATTATACATACCTACTATAACGACCGAGCACTTCTTGAGACACAAATCGAGAGGTGGAACGTGTATAACACCCCGATTAAGATTATCCTAATTGACGATGGATCCCAAGAGGTTCCCGCTGAGGAAGTCTTTCGGGGTGTTACATTTTCAAACAACATAGATCTTTCAGTATATAAAGTCACCAAGGATATTGGGTTCAATAGTCACGGTTGCCGAAATCTTGGTGCTATGCTTGCCAATACTGAGTGGTTGTTGTTCCTTGATATTGATTATACAATTCAACCCTCTGAACTGCATAGATTGCAAAAAGAAGAACTTGATCCTCTGAAATTGTATGAGATTAATGCTCGCTACAAAGGTCGCGGCGATCCCTATGTTGCGCTCAATCAGTTTGTTATCTCAAAGAAACTGTTTGTGGAATCTGAGGGGTATGATGAATCGTGGGTTCCATTTCATTTTGGTGATCGAGAATTCTTAGGTAGACTTGCCGATATAAGTGAAAAAATAAATCTTGACTGGGTAAATCTAACTTGTCGACGTGGTGGTAGAAAAGGGATCATTGATGATACTGCTACTATTCCAGTATATGACGATGACAAAATGGTATTTTATTCTAGAAAATTTGATCCAGATACAATAGAAAGAGTTCCATCTCGTATAAATTTCCCGTGGAAAAAAGTGTTTTAATAAATACTAACGGTGATTGCCTACCGATTACCAACGGTGTACCCGTAGTAAACACATTCTCTTAGCGAGAAAACATAGTAAAAGTCGGAGTAACGTAGGCATTTTTATTATAAATAGAGAGATACTATTGAACGGGAATCCCATGTTATCATTTACTCAATATCTCTCTGAAGCATCTATTAGGCAGGGTTTACCACACCTGCACTCATCACCCACACCTGCAGGTGGACAAACTCCCTCACTATCTACGGATGAGTTCGAGAAAACCACTAAGGGTGGTAAAGTCCACATCAATCATGTAACTGAAAAGACCGATGGTCAAACGTTTAAGTTTGGTTACGATGAACATGGATTCTACACTCAGCACTCAGGTTCTGGTAGCGACCGAATTAGAACAGGCGCAGGACATATTGAAAGAGCAAAACGCAGAGCATCTGAGACTGGTAAAGAATATGATTCTACTGGTCCAACAGCAATGTCTAAGTTCCATGATGCGCTGCATAAAAACAAAGCACTGCAGAATCATCTGGCAAAACATTACGAGAAGCATGGCGAAGTTGCTGTCAGCGGTGAAGCGTTTAATCGCTCGCTCGCTCGTCCTGGAGACAAGAAAGATGAAGTGAAATTTGTTCACACTTCCTATTCAACAAAGGGATTGGGTAAACAAGGTGCATTTATTATTCACTCTAGGATGCCAACGAATCAGCAACACGATCCTGAACACTTTAAGAACAATTTGTCAGATGATAATATTAAATTCGATCATGATATTATTAAGCACACGCCATCGCATGTCGATGTCAAAGATGAAGTAGCAGATTTCCATAAACTGGATCATGGGTTGATTAATACCAGAACAGTTCCTAAGAACAAACAAGCAAAACTCGCCGAGATTGAAAAGTTTAATAATATCAAAAAGCGTGTTAGTGCCAAGGTTTCTGCGCATCTTGGTGAAAAGAAAATCAAGAACAAATTTGGATCTGGAACCGAAGGGTTGGTTGTTCACCCATCAGACGCTAATCCAGAGGCAACTCGTTTCAAGGCAATCAATCCTAAATTCAAAGAAGCGAAGTCTTCATCTAATCTATCGTTTGGAAAAAAATAATGAAAAGTTTTAAGTTCTTTCTGAATGAAGGTGGAAATGTTAAGGTTGGACCAAAGGGACAAGAAACTTCTGCTGCTCCATTCCCAATTCAACATGATACCAGAGCAGTACGTAGAACAGATGTTCACACAGCGCTGAGCAAAATTCACGATGCTTTTCATAAAGAACATGGTCAGCATCTATTTGGTGCAGATAAAGAAAAACTAAAAACAGGTCACGTCTATTCAGGTTCTTCTCATGATTTTATGGGGAATCATATCGACGACCATGAATTCTCGAGATATAAACCACACGTAGGCGATGTCGATGTTCAGGTTAGTCATGAGCACAAAGACAAACTAGCATCAACTCTGGCAACAGGCAAGAGGTTCGGTAACTATACTGTCGCTGGAACTAAAAAACACGGTAACGAAATTTCTGCAGTAATGCGTCATGATAACGGTGAGCACCATCAATTCGATTTTGAAGGTGTGCATAATCCTGGATCTGAAACTGATAGATTCCTTCATTCTTCTAGTTGGGAAGATACCAAAGCAGGTATTAAAGGTGTTCACCATAAGACACTGATCAATGCAGTAGGTGGATCTACACATAAGTTTTCGATCTCGCATGGTCTGCGTTCTAGATCTGATGAAAATGATATTGGTGTTCAACATCCAACTGAGATATCGAAACAACTATTCGGTGCTACTGCAGACCATAAAAAGATTGAGTCGTTTAAGGGTGTGGCAGAATTAATTAAGAAGCATATTCCAAAGTCCCGCCACCAAGAAATATACGATAAGTTTAAAGCAGGCATCGCCAGTAAGAAGGGTATGGATCACGGTCCTGCTCTCGAGCATCTGAGAACTCATCTTGGTGTTAGTGATCGCACCAACGAGTCATACATCGAGGAAGAAACAGAACAGCATGCTCATGTAGCGTTTATGGGTGCATCTCCACATACTCATATGGGTCATCACATTGATGTTGTTGGCGGAATGGGTGCTGGTAAAAAGTTTGTTGGTTTGTCTGGTAAGTCAGATGTGTTTTCAGATAAAGAAAGAGAGCATATCGCTAACAAACAGTCTAACGGTGATGCCGAATTTAAGATCGAAAAGTCTGCTGGTCAGACGGTAGGTCGTGCATTCCATTCGATGACAGGTTCAAAGAAAGTCCTTCACCTTCACTTCGGACATGACCGTAAGGAAATGGCAGAACGTCTAAAGAACTCAATTGAGTCTGGTAAGATTCCTGAACTTAATGGCGAAAAACCACACAGAGTAGAAATCCATTATCCGAAAGACGAAAACCGCTCGCACGGTATGTCAGGAACAAAGATGCGTGCCGCTGCAGCATCAGGTGATGAAAAAACATATAAGCAGCATCTAGGTTCTAACTTCTCAGATAAAGAATCTAAAAATATTATGGATAGAGCAAGAGTTGGAATCCTCGCTGGTAAAATAAAATTAAAAAGGTAATAATCCATGGGTAAATTTCTAACATACCTCAAAGATATGATGTCAGACAATGGTAATCCATCGACTAAGCGTATGGTTGCTGTTGTTGCTACCATTCTTATTGCTATTGGTTATATTGCTAATTTATTCTGGGACTTCACAATTGAAGAGTTTATCTTCAACGGTGTGATGTATATTGTCATTGGTACTCTTGGCATTACTGGTGTAGAAAAGTTTGCACCAAAGAAACCAACCAAGAAATCTGAAGAAGAAGAATAAGGAATTAAATATGTTTGGTATGATCCCGTTACCATATAAGTTATTGGCAGGTGTTGCACTCATTCTTGGAGTGTTTGTATTTGGATATATGAAGGGATCTGCTTATGCCGATGCAGAACTTGCTAGATTCTCTGCTAAAAAGAGTGAACAGATTGCTG